TGACGATGTCTATGAGTTCGAAGAAGAAGAAGATGATGACTTTGATGAGGACGAATAGTGAGAGAGTTATTTAATATTTTAATGATGTATCAAGAATCTTTGATAGCCCTTCTCTTATCATTAACAGCTTTATTATTTAATTAAACTAACAAATAAGCCCCGCAGTTTAAGGACTACCGAGAGTAGCCAACTGCGGGGCTTTTTGTTTTTTAAAAAGAGGTGGGGCCCTAGCTACCCACTAACTAGGGCCCCTTTGGAGAGAGAGGTAATTGCGGTATTACCCTATCACACTATTTGTCAATTACTGAATTAGCTTTATTTCACAAGCGTCTGTGGTGCAATAAGCCTCTCCAATTGCATCGGCGGCCAGGCCAGCATAGACGCCAGCAAAATCAATTGGCATTAACTTAAATACATACTCCTCATAATCCTGTTTTGTTATTTGAGTATAAGGCATTTGTGGGTAAATAGTATTTCCCATAGGAAGGAAAGAGACTGTCTTCAGCTGGCCATCAAACATGTGCAGCACAGTTCCTACATGCTCTCCCTCGGTCTCTTGATTGAACGAAACTGTAACTGAAACTGAGTTATCGCTCCAATGGCGTTGAGCCATAGAAGCCAACGACATCTTCTCAAAGATAGTTACATCTTTCTCAGACCGCTTAGCCATAGATTCAACTGGAAAGAACACAACAGAAGTAGTGTTGGGAGATTCACTTGCTGGCTCAACTGTATAGTTAGCCATAGTGAATAGGGGAAGCATTGGGTCTTCATTACTAAACCTGATTGCTCTTAAGAAGTATTGACCGCCTGGAGTCCAATGAACTCCTGGAGATTCTCCAGCCAAGATTGACACAGTTCCCGAAGGCTTTACTGTTGTCATCTTAATTGATTCACGGATACCAAGCCACTCTGAGTAAAGCTTGTCATACCCTTGAATAACTGAATAGCCTGTATCCATCCATTCACGAAGGACAGGCACACCTTTTCTGTCAGCAAAGTTAGCGATACCAGAGATAGAAGTTCCTATACGACGGTTACGTTGCATGATTGCGTTGGTTTCTTCCCAATGAGTTGGGAGAAGCGTAACAGTCTTGGCGTATAGATAGGCAAACTTAAGAGTTCTCTTAAAATCTTCAAGACTGTCATGTCTATTTAAATACGTTTCTACAAGTGTGCAACACTCAAATGATTCTAGAGACTGTTCAGCACAAGGATTGTAACCAGCGGCTCGCCAGTCTTTATTGTTAGGTGGGTCAATAAGGCGACCATACTTGCGAGTTACGTCCATCCAAATAACTCCAGGCTCTCCGTTTAACCTAATGCCATCAACAATTTTAGACAAGTCATCGCCAACGCCTACCTCTACAGAGTTGTTGGACATCCAAGCCCACCCTGGATTCTTAGGGTCATAGGAGTTACGCTCTGGAAATACCTCAGCGTTCTTAAGATTCAAGAAGTCCTCGTCATCAACCTTACCAAGCAAGAGCTCAGCTGAGCGGCGTACGTTGCCCGACACAACGCAAACTCCTATTAAATTTCCTATATCAGCAATATCAATTCGGGTTAAAGTATTTCCTTCTCTGCTATTAAACAGTTTATTAATAGACTCGTGAAGTCTCTTCAGCGGCCCCGGCCCAGCAGCTGTACCTCCAAATGTTTTAATGGGTTCCCCAGCTAGTCTAATTTGCGAATAATCGAATTTAGGCATTGGTTGTTCAGGTTTTAAATATGAGTTTAGTAATTGGCTTAGTGAATCAACCCAACCTTCTCTGGTATCCGCAATCACTGTCTCGGCATCTGAAGCCAACGGCTTGTAAATGGTAAACTCTTTATCTGCACCTTTGCTATCGAATCCCACTCCCACACCTAGCATGCTGGCTTCCATTAAAAATGCAAATGGTTTTGCTGGGTTCAACTTAGTCATTTCGCTTGTTGATACAAATGCACAGTTCTGCAAGGCTGCACTGTTCTTTTGTTCGTTAACTACTGGTGTGCCCATCATCCACAGACCTCGGCCTGGGGGTGTCCACTTAAAATTAAACAATCGGTCAAAGGCTTCTTTAGCAGAGGCTTGTGCCTTTGAATCGTTCCAAGGAAGTCGGCTAGACTTGCAGTGGTCCTTCTGTAAGGAATACATGCCGTTGACTATGCGCTCGCATACATCAGACCAAGTCTCTTTGGTTCCATCTTCTTTTAATCTAGAATAAGTTCGAAGGAAAGTTACCTCTCCTACCGAGTTACCTGCCGCATCTTTATAACCCCAAGGGACTGGCTTTGCTCGGTATCCGTCTACGAACTCGTTTGCTAATTTAAAAGAAAATGCCATTTCAATTCCTATTCTCGTATGTGTGTTGTGAATACAAAACCCCTGTGTGTGAGTTAGGGGGAGTGTCTTAGTCTACCTTTTTGGGAAAACTAAAACTGGTTCAGTTGGTTGTGCTTCTTCGTTCTTCTTCGTTTATAGCCATATCTAGAGCTAACCAATAGCCAGCTCCATCAATACGATTATCTTGTTTAGACTTATAAGACTCTCTAGCAAGTTTAACGCCGTCCATACAAAGTGCGACTTGTCTGTAGGTCACTTCGTATCCTAGTATCGCTGACCATATCTTTGCAATACGAGTGAAGTTATCTAAGGGGTGGTCGTACGCATTATTTCTATCTCCAGTAACTAATCTAGTTGCCTCATCTAGTATGTTTTTAGGACTACCCTGTTCCATATTGTTTTGGTCGTTCATAGTTACTACGAGTTCTCCTTGTCTGTGTCCGTAATCTGTTTAATAATCTCGTTAGTTTTGCTTTCGTTTAATCCTTCATTTGGTAATTCTCGAAGGGTTTGAGCCCTGTCTCCGAAGATAGCAGATAGTACTCCACCAGCTCCTTGACGCTCTACAGTCATACGAATAAACTCTCGTGAGTCGTCCAAATCTTTAATAGTTTTTAACATTTTAAAGAATCTGTCCATCTCTTGTCCGACGTTTGGGTCGGGGTATCCGCCGTTCAAATCTTCGCTAAACTTAGCGAAAGCCACTCTTTGGCCCTGCATTTCAAGTAAAGCGTTAATCAAAGACTTCAACTGTTCTTTAGTTTTAACCTCTACTGGTAGGTTAAAAGCACAAGTGTTTTGTGGTTTAAAAGCAGGGCAGTTAGCGGCAACAAAGCACGTATCGCATACCCGCAAACTAGTGCTGTTGGACCTTAATGTGGTGACATCTTTAATAACCATGTTGCCATCATCATCGGGTTCAAGTACTCTCTGAACCTCTACTCCAAGCACGGGTAAAACACCCATTTCTTCTGGTTTACGTTGTTCAAGTTTCCGCATACCAACCCCCCTCGGAGTAACTTCAGCAGGGGGTGTTTCCGCATTTTGTTGGGGTACTAGTTCATCACTCATAGTTACTACGTTCTCTCCTAATCGACGATGCCAATCCTCGTATTGTTGGTAAGACCAAACAGCAAGCTTTGATATTTCTACTGCGTCGTCTGCCAGTATCTTATCGAAATCTAGACCAGCCCGCTCGTATATGGACTTGTATCTAGGGCGTGATTGTTCTTTCATACGCTTAGGATAACGAAGCAGTTTTGTTCCATCCCAAACAATCGTTTCTCCACGCATCATGGGGGATAGCCAAGAAAGGGTGCTAGCGGTCTCTACAGGTACCTGTCGCAGGTTGTCTGGCTTGGCGCTAGCCAAAGCATGGAAAGTAGTTCCGTGTATGGTACTTAGTCGCCTAGTCTTTGCTGACAAACTAGTTTCATTTTCAATTAAATTTCCAGGCAGGGCTACGTTTAAATACCGAACTGCAAGGCTCTCTAAGTCCTCTCCATGCCATACAGGCCAGAACTTTTCCTCTGGCACATCGGACCAACTGGTAACTCGCTGCTCGTCTATGAACAACTGGGTAAGCTGTGGGTGGTCTACCTCAGTAAACCCCTCAATCCTGTCTAAGTTCTCAGCTACAAACGCTTCGTAATCAGCTGCAAAGTCAGCTAACTCAGCTTGAAGGAAATCTCGTTTAAATGGTATTCCAGCATTTAAAAAAAGCCTGACGTTGTCTGGAAAATAATTTTTTAGCTCGTATTTTATCGTTTTAGGCATGCCACGTCTTTGAAGGCCCCAGAAGCTGACTCCCATGCAGCTAGCTCCAGCTGCAGTCAAAATAGTTCTATTGCTAGGAACCTCTGCACCTAAATAAACTATGTTCATATACGTGGGTCCTCGGCAATAAGCTGAACCTGTCTATCTAGCTCGCCTTGAATGTCTTCCCAACTACGTCGTCCTTCACGCCCATCTGGTCTAAACTTGTGACTTAAGTACTTAGGATGTAGAAATAGAAATACTCTTATTCCGTTTTCTATACATAATTTAGCCAATTCTAAATCAGAGGTAATTACTAAAAATATAGGGCCTTGTGCTTGAAGTTTTTGGACTTTAGCAAAATCTTTTTTATCTGGTTCTACGCTTTCTAAACCAGTATTGTCAATAAAACCATCTAACTCTGTAAACCTGTGTTCTCTACACCATCTAGATGCTTCTTTTTCATCATCTACGCCTAATACAACTTTAGTTCCGTTGTTTAAAGCTCTGTAAACAGAAATACCTTCAAAAATTGGTACTTTAGTATCGGTTCTTAAAACACCGTCCATAAAACATATAATTGACACCGTTTGTGCTCCGAATTCTTTTTCGTTTAACTGCGGTTAATACGTTGTGAAGCTGCCCTACGAATAAGAACGTTAGCGTCTGCTAACTCTGAGCCGTATGTTTTTTCAGAAAAAGTTTTAAAATCCGATTCTTTTAATTCTTTTAACTTTTGTAATCCTTGAACAATACCAGACCGTTTACCAGATTGCCAACGGTAGTTAAACCAATCACCGTATCCTTTTCCAGACTCACTGAATGCGTGTTTTCTTCCAGAGTGTATATCTTCATAAAGACCAACAGCCTGGGTCAACGCGTTCTCTCTTTCTCTTGAGGCGTTTACTCTAGCAGACTCGTTAGAAGATTGTTCTAATTTAGACATTGATGCGCCGTAGCGTTTTAGAATCTCAATCGCCATGTCTTTGTCTCGTTGTGTTTTTTGTTCCCAAGATGGGTCTACTACGAGTTCTTCTGTGGTTGGGGCAACAACCCACGCATCGTCAGTTAGTGAATAGGCAGCATATGGTTTTAAATCCAAAATATTTGGTTGGATGTTCACATAAAAAGTTAACTCGAACACTCCCATGAAATTTGCGGTTTCTGGATAAATCTCTTCTCTGAAACCCTCATTGAACATTTGGGAAATTTCTTTATTGCTAAATCTAGCGTAGTCTTCATTAGACTGACGGAATCCTATGAAGTCTACTCCAACAAGGCAGTCTAGGTCTGCGGGCTCTCTGTGAGCGGCCCATTGGTATGAAACACCAGACCCTGCCAACCAGACGTGCATCCATGACTCAGAGCCCGTAAAACGGGAGTTCACATGATTAAATAGTATTTGAAGGATAGAATTTCTAACCTTAGGGATTACTTTCCCATTTCTAAACAATCTAGGGTCTAATCCCGCAGAAGGCCTGCTAAAAAACGAGGTCTCCGCAGGTTCTAGCATGTTTAATCGTCCTCGTCTTCGTCTGGGTCATCAAGATGATAACGTTTAGCTCTTGGTTTAAAGTTTATATTATATTTAGTTGTTTCTTCTGGTCTATCTTTATTTATTCCAGAAACAAATCCGCAATCGGTGTGGGCTTCAACAAATCTTGAAGATAACAACCATAACGCAGTTTCATTTTCATTTTGTTCCATTTGCAATGATGCACCACAAGTGCAAATCATTTCTACGAACATGGCGAACCCCCTGTCGTTACAGTTTACAAGATTTTAGATTTGGCGTCTATCCAAAGCATCTCGCACTGAGGCCCCTACGCGCTGGCTATCCTCACCCCCAGTTTGCTTCAAATGTTGGGAAACAGCCCATGCAAGCTCTTGAGTACGTATCGCATCCCCAATCTCTTGACAGCCTTGCTTAATGTCTGTAACTACAGCCTGACGGTCTACAGCCAGAGGGGTAGTCAAATCAGTTACAGCTTTCCACACTCCGCTATCTAGTTTAATTAGTAAGAACGCAGTAACTCCAGAACGTTGAACCATCTCTGTATTATCAGTATTAGGTGTTTCTACTTCTTGTTCTTCTGTCACTTGTATAGTCCCTTCGACTCATGGTGCTTGGTCATATTAAACGATTTAACTGGACAAAAATCGCATAGATATATCTTAGGGCCTGTTGGAGTTGAAGACAACCCCGCATCTGCTCTGTCTTTAGCAGTTCCTGGTTTTAATACTTTCTTTTCTGACTTGTAGTCAGGGCACTGACCCTTAGGCCTATTATGTTGTCCGTAGCAAGCCATAGCGTCTTCTGCAAACTGCATCTTAGTTGCGTAAAATTGGGTTCCAAAAGCGTCTAATCCAGACGAACCACCACCTTGTATCTGTTCGATAACTTGTGGTCTCATTTTCTCAGACATCCAAATGACGGCTGGTACGTTGTACAAAACTCCTATATGGTCTGCACCGTGACGCTCTACAGTTATTTCTAAAAGTACGTTGCTTGGGTCTTGGTCTGCTGAAGGCAGCTCATCAATGGTTTTACAAGTACGACAAACTAATAACCTAAAATGGGGTTCTTGTTCAGCTCCACCGTCATTTAAAGTAGACAGGTCTAAAACCATTTAATGCTCCTAATCGTAGAACGTGTAGCCTATCAGATAAGGCTAATTATTTCGTATTCTTTTTAGATTTCTTTAAAACTGAGTAGTATCCACCAGCGTGAATTCTTAAATCATTTGGATTAGTCTCACCAAGTTTATTTAGCTTAGCTAAGGTTGCCTCTTTGTCGTCTCCGACTGTATGTTTATATACGTCTCGGCCTTCAAACTCTGGGCGGTCTGGAATGTTTTGTAGTTTTTTAGGCGCGGCCACGTTTTGTACCCACGTCAGAACGGTCTCCACTCATAACGGTTTCTGGGCGGTCTTTATATGTTGCTCCAGCCTTGTCTCCAGAAGCTGTACAAGAAGGGCAGGTTACATCTCCCTTTGAGGATTCCATAGATACAGAACTACCGCAACCTGGGGTTTGACAAGCTAATCTAGTTACACGTCGACTATCAATTACGCCTTTTTGAAGCGCTTTTCCAATTTGTTTACGATGGGACTCTTTTTCAGGTCCAGTGCTTCTTTCAAAACGATTTTGTGCCTGTTGAACAAATCCGTG